CTTCAGTATAACACAGTTTTCTTCTTCAGTCAACCACTCTAGGAGCGTACCTTCGTCCCAACCCATTTGTGACAACATCTCCACAGGCAACTCCACACAAAGTTCTCCATCATCGTCTTCAACGACTTTTCCAAGATAATGATTGGCTTTCATCGTACTACCTTATAGTCTGGGTTTGCTGCAATGTAAGCATCGTGCTCTTCCTGACTGTGTTGAATGGCTATCTTAGACCCATCGGGTTTTTCATACACTCTAATTTTTTTATTCATAATCCTAAACGATCCCTCTCAATTATATAAGACTTTACCAAATCACTTCTAACAATATCTTCGGCGTAAAACTCTATGAAGTCAAACTCTTTCATATTATTTATAACGCCCATAAAATCTTTGATGCCAGAGGATTCCTTATATCTTTCACTAGTTAGATCGTCTTGTTTGATATCACCTGCGAAAATGATCTTACAGTTTTGACCAACACGTGTCATAATAGTATGCAACTCATTACCTGCCATATTCTGCATTTCATCAACCACAATGATACAGTTGTCAAACGTAGAGCCACGTAAGTATGAAGTTGATTTAAACTCCACCATATCTCTTTGCTTCAACAATTGATAGGCATCTGCCCTACCAAATATGTCATGACAGATAGGATGATATGGAAGTTCATACACAGCCTCTTTTTGTTTTTGAGAACCAGGTAAGAATCCTTGGTCTCTTGATGGAACAGTTGAACGAATGATACACACTTTATCATAATCAGTTTGTCTGTCCCATACGGATTTTACAGCAAAGTATAAGGCTAAGAAGGTTTTGCCTGTTCCTGCTATACCGTGAAGCATAAGATTGTATCCTTCATCCCAAGCATCAAACGCCGCTTTTTGGGATTCGGTCATTGGTCCGATATCTCTTCTTATGCCTATTTTTTTATAATTTATTTTTCCCTCTAAATCTATAATACCATCTTGTCTTAATTTTCTGCGTTCTCGTTTTGACAAGCGACTCATAAGGTCTCCTTATTATCAGTTACGAGTCTGAATAGTGCTCCCGTGATAAGAATTCTTAGCGTGTTTGATAAGTTCATTCATACCATCAGAGGGTCTTGTGATCCCAAGTCTCACAGGGTCTCCAATAGAAGGAACGGTTAGCTGTTGTTTCATATGGGGATTGGCTTCCTTATAACTATCTAGTTCAGACATTTTTAGGAATATGGTTTCAGTCTCGTTTGTTTCAGTGTTTGTGAAATTATAAGTTGGCATTCTATATCTCCTAATAAAAAGGCGACTGTTGTGACAGTCGCCTAACTGGTTACTCTCACTGAAACTATTTATACAATCAAGTCGTAAATCTCTTTCCAGTGGGTAACTTTTTGAATGTTTTCGTTTTCGTAGTCCTCGTTATGACCGTGTTCAATCAGGATGGTTTCTAACCCAAGTTCAACACCTAACTCAGCGTTTTCGACTTTATCTTCAATCCAGAAACAACCACTATCCCGATATTCCTCAAGCGCTTCATCTTTGTCAGCCCCAGTATCAAGGCAAGTGATATTCTCAAACACAGTTTTACCAAATAACGCTTCAAGGTTTTTCTTCCGCAACTTACCTGCGTATTCATCAAGGCTCAAGCTAGTAATACAATGGAAAACGTAACCGTGTTCTTCGTGAAGCTTCCGAACATACTTCACAGCATCCCGCAAAGAAGGTAACCAACCCTGCGCAGCACTCTCATTGAAATGCCGAACTAGCCGCTTACCTTCTGCTTTGGTAATGCCAAAAGTCTTGGCAATGTTATATTCGCCTTCGACTTGGATTTCGTATCCGTGTTGTTTCATCCACTTGGTGAAACCGTAGACCCAATCGACCAGAACACCGTCACAGTCACAGAGAATCAATTTATTTTTTATCGTCATTATTAGTACTTTCTCACTTCTTACATTATTATAATAGTATGATTCGCAGAGAAAGTCAACCCCTTATCAATCAAAATATGAATTTTTTTCTTTGGCTTTTCTTTTTCGTGCGTTTTGAATTTTGGCTTTCTTTCTATCATATCGCTTATTGTCCTTACGCTTGAAATCTTTAGCGCTACCTTCACGATACCCCCATTCATTTTCATCTTCTTCGATCCATTCACGAAACTGTTTTCTTTTTACCATTGACCCTTCTCTATTTTTTTACTTCGATAAAATCTTCACCAAACGCATCGTTCAGTGTCTTGGCTGTCAAACCTTTCAAAGGCTTTTGCTTCAACATCTTTACTAGTATCTCAGCATCACCTGCGTCTACTGTCTCAAGCAATTGAATAAACAATGCCTCTCTGCGATATTGTGTCAACTGATCGTTTGACAACTCCTTTACAAAGTATGGCATCTTTCTCATTTCACGATAGAGCATCCCGTGACTATCTGGATACTCGCTTGGTGTGTAAGGTGGGGCAGTGCTTGGTATAAGAAACGTATACTTACCCTTACCGTAGATCAAAAGTAGAAGTTCACGCAGTGGAACACAATCGTGCTTCTGAAGCCACTCAACCTTTTCTTCTTTTGTTTTCAATTCACATGCCTTATTGACAATCTCTGACAATGATAAACGCATTATAACTCCATTAAAATTCTGATATATGTTCCATTAGGGTTCGAAGCCTCTTACTAACAAAATAATTGAATAGTTTTGATCTATCATTTGTACTATCTGCATGATACTTTTGCAGTGCTTGATCTTTGATATTCTGTGGTACTTCAGACAGATCGATCAATGATTTGTTTCGGTAATAATTTCGCTTTACTGATTCGTCAAGGCTATTTATGTCCTTGGATTCTTCGATGCGCTTTTTAGTCATACGACCTTGGCGTTCTCCTATCACAAGGCAATTATCAGGCGATAGGATATTTGGAACACCATCACCACGATCACCCTTTGCAATATGTTCGTGCAAATACTCTTCAGGGTCCGAGTGTCGTATCCAACGCTTACGTGTCGGATCAAACTGTGCCACGTTACCATAGGTGTGAAGTTGGATGTAGTCCTTATCTCCTGATAGGATCAGAATAGGCAAACCTGTATTCAACTGCGTACCTTCTTCATGAACAATAGTCCCAATGATATCATCCGCTTCGGCGGTATCAATCTGAATTACTTTGTAGGGGAAATACTCTTTGAGTTCTTCACGAATGTTGTTCAACGCATTGAAGATTGCACTCCAATCCAACTCTGACTCTTCACGATCCTTTTTGCGATTTGCTTTGTAATAAGGAAATCGTGTTCTGCGCCAATAGTTCTTATCGTCAGCGCATATAATCATTTCACCGAAATCACTTTGGAACTTTAGTTTGTTTGCCCTAAGTGAATTCAAAATCATATGACGAAGCATATTTTCATCAACCATAGCATTCTTATGGTTTCCTATCTGCATCATCATATTGGGAATCATAACCTGATTCAGGTCTACCAATATCATTTTGTGTTACTCCATATTTACTAATTCTATACAATAACACAAAACTGCTTTATTGTCAAGACTCTTTATCACTACCGCCATAAAAAAAATCATTCATCATTTTTTCGTGGGTTTCTGTCCATTCAAATGGATCACTAGGATATTCCTCGTTCATAAACATATCTGCTGCCTTGTGAATACCATGCGTATCTCCCTTCAAACGACTAATCAATCCTGCAGTCGCTTCGACCATTAGATATAAATCAACAATTGATCTTGGGTTATCTCTTGGATCGATATCATACTCGCTCAGTACATCTAAAGATGATAATATCGCTTCAATAGTAAGTAGAGCAAGATTTTTTTCTTGCTCTTCTATTTTTTCTACTAGTTCATCAAACCTTTTTTCTTCTTTTCTTCGTATGAAAACACTAAGGTCTATAACATCTGCCATATCATCCTTCACTCTCTAAGCCTGTCCATACAGTGCCTAGATCAGGATACCAAACGCCATAAGAACGTTTGATATTTCCATCTTTATCATATGCAGGACACACACTGCGCCACTTGATTCTCTTCTCTTGGTATTCACCATAGAAGCTGTCAGCCCAAACGCCATCACGTAAGTAACGCTCCATATTACGGATATACCCTTCGTGTACTAGAACCGTAGCTTCTGCGTCCTTTACCTTTTGGCGCATCATCTTACGTGCAGAAGATAGCAACTCCTTTTGTGTCTTTATCCACCTACGAACATTCTTTAGTGAAAACAAATCATCATCAGGCAAAGCAACAACACTAGGTGCAATACTCTTGTACTCAGAAGGTGCTTTTGCGGCACGTGCTTTAGCAAGACGTTCTGCTGCAGCCTCACGCTGTTCAGGTGTCATTGGCTTTCTGCGCTTTCGAACCTTTACCATAAAGGTCTCCTTTCATTTCAGTTACGAATCATTATTGCATACTTTTATGATTTTGTCAATAGGTCTTTTAAAACCATTTCCCACTTATTAGCAAATTTCTTGACATCGTACCTATTATCTATGATTGGTTTGTGGTACTTTAGAGATTGGCGTACCACATCTCTTTGTTCCTTTACTTGAACAATAGCTGAATTCAGATATTGACCAAACTTATTTGCATGGTCATTTATATCTTCTTTATACTCATACATCATAGTTATTCCCATTGATGTTTCAGGCAAAGCAGCTAGACTAGAATGAACACACAATAGATTAGCGCTCATAGCCTCTATCAAACACAAGCAAGACGTTTCTTTCCACACAGAGGGATAGGCAAAAATATCTGATCTTTTCAAAGCCTTTCTGACTACAGTGTTTGTTTGACTTCCATGATAATTTATTCTGGAATGTGTTTTTAGTTTTTCGAAAAGTGGTTCAAATGGAACATCTCTATCTCCCCATCCATACAAGTTGAAGGATGAGTATACATCTAATTCAATATTATGATTGCGACTCAAAGCATCAAACACTGGATATAAAATACCCAATCCACGCTGTGGGGTTGACGTATAAATTAGACGTATAACATCGTCATTATTTTTTTCATGATCCTCAATAGGTGTTATAGCATTTGGTATAACAACGCCCCAATCGTATGGGACATCAAGGTATATTTTGTATTGTTCTTGTTGCCAATGGGATACAAAAACTATCAAATCGTATTGTTTCCAACCCTCATTCTGTAAGTGTGCTACAGCAGGGTCTTCTGCCAAATCATGAACCCACAATATTTGTTTCTTACTCTTGTCAATTTCATTCACACGACTTTGATGTATCTGTACATTTCTTAGAAGTTTATTGTCAACTGTATTAATAAGACGATGGGCAAGCAACTCTGTGCCGCCCATCGCTTTTGAAGTCATATCAGAACGAATAAACTTCCCACCAGTTATACTACCCATTGATATATTGTTCTTCATTGACAGTCTTCAAACTGTCCCAACGGAAAGAACGCCAACCTTTTGCTTCAACATCCCATACTGCTAGGACATCGGGGTTTGGTTTCTTTTTTTGGACTGCTTCTTCAGTATCGACCTGCTGTGGCAACAAATCTTCTTGTAGCGTACAATGCATAATACGCTCTTCACCATTCACCTTAGTAAACGCAATGTTTACCGTTTCATTATGTAACATATCAATAATTTTAGATTTCTCCATCACCATAGTTCCTTGTATTTTCTATTTCTTGGGCTAGTTCTACATAGCCCCCAATATATTTTCCATTCCAAAATATTTGTGGAACTGTTGTAGCTCCCGGCGCAACTTCTTGAAGTGATTCTTGAAGTTCTGCTAACTTCTCTTGATTATCGATTAATCGATATGCATAACTTAGCTTGTAGTCTTCACAAAGTTTTATTGCCCTTTTACACCACACACAAGTGGAAGTTCCCCAAATAGTGATCATCCTGTCTCGCT